AATGCTTGACAACTGATGTGTATAAGTTTTAACACTTATATTTGTTTAAGTGCCAAAAATTTAGTATATTAGGGGGTGAATAAAGGGTAAAAAATCAACGAGCCTACAACCTTTTGGGGTTGTGGGCTTTTTTGTATAAGCCATGCCACAGATTCAGATCACAGCAATAACTGAACTAAGGCTAAATCAAGACAATCCCAGGGTAATAAAGGATGACAAGTTCAAAAAACTTGTAAAAAGCATCCAAGAGTTCCCTCAGATGTTAGAGATCAGGCCAATAGTTGTAAACGACGAAATGGTCGTTTTAGGCGGCAATATGAGGCTTAAGGCCTGCATAGAAGCTGGACTAAAAGAAGTGCCGATTATAAAGGCAAGTTCTTTGACACCCGAACAACAGAAAGAATTTATCATCAAAGACAATGTAGGCTTTGGCGAGTGGGAGTGGGATGTGCTTGCTAATGAATGGGATGTAGAAAAGCTAACCGATTGGGGCTTAGACATTCCTGATTACGAACCAAAAGTATTAGAGGCTGAGGAAGATGACTTTGAAGTACCTGAAACGGTTCAGACTGACATAGTTTTAGGGGATTTATTTGAGATAGGAGAGCATCGTTTACTTTGTGGAGATAGTACGGATAGCGACCAAGTGGCTAAGTTAATGAATGGAAGTAAAGCTGATATGGTTTTTACTGACCCGCCTTATGGAATTTCTATTGTAGGAACAAAAAACAATTCTTCAATTGCTGGGGATTTATCTCAAACTGCAATACCATTTAGTTTTGAAATCGCAGTAAATAACGCAACTAAGGATGATGGGCGATTATATTTCTGTGGTGCTGAAAGTAACTTAGAAATGTACCAGAAATTATTTCAAAGATATTGCAGACAAATGCCACGCCACTTAATTTGGGTAAAAGAAACATTTGTAATGAAACCTAACGGTTATCATAATCAATATGAAATAATTTATCATGGATATAAACCTAAAGGTGGTGGATTAAATAAATGGTTTGGCGGCAGAACAGAAGACGAAGCAAGTGATGTTTGGCAAATTAAAAGAGATAATTCTAAAACATATCAACACCCAACACAAAAGCCTATTGCATTACCTGAAAGAGCAATAAAAAACAGTTGCCCTGATAATGGGTTAGTTTATGAACCATTCACAGGGAGCGGCTCAACAATGGTTGCATCACACCAACTAAAACGCAAATGCTACGGAATGGAATTAGACCCCAAATATTGCCAAGTAATTATAGACCGGATGAGAAAGCTAGACCCTAGCCTAATCATTAAAAAAAACGGAGTAGTTACGGAATATGCCATTTGAGAAAGGTAAAAGCGGAAATCCTGCCACTCAGTTTAGTAGTGAGAATCAGCCTGAAAAGAATGGCAGACCCAAAAAGCTGCCCAAATTAGACGAGTTATTAGCCGATGTACTTGGAGAAGATAAAGACGGAATTGAAGCCGCTAAAGCTATTCTAATGGCTTTAAGGGCAAAGGCAGCAAAAGGAGATGTGAGGGCTGCTGAAGTGTTGTTAGATAGGGCCTACGGTAAGTCAAAACAAACTGTGGACCTTAATCATTCGGGTGGTGTTAATATAATATTTGAAAAGGCTGCCGATGAGGACAGTCAAAGTTAAATATACAAATGTCTTTGAGAGAAACAAGGAAGCCTACGATTTGCGGAAATACCGGGTTATCGCTAACCAGGGTTCTACAAGATCAGGCAAGACTTACTCGATAGGACAATTGTTAGCTCTTTACATACCGCACAAGGAAAAAGTAACGATTTCGGTGGTTAGTCCATCCTTACCCCATTTGAAAAGGGGTGCTAGGCGAGATATCCTAAAGATACTCGAAGATGCTGGCATCTACTCAGATGACAACTTTAACAAGACCGACAATGTCTATCATTACCCTAATGGCTCATATATTGAGTTTTTTGGGGCAGAGGACTCGGGTAAGGTAAGAGGACCAGGGCGAGACATACTGTATATAAACGAGGCAAATCTATTGCCTCACTCGATTTACCAGCAGTTAGCCCTTAGAACCAAGCAGACCATCTTTTTAGACTTTAACCCAGTCGATGAGATGAGCTGGGTGTACGATGTCGCTGATAGAGATACTAACCTCTTAATCCATTCAACCTACAAAGACAATCCATTCCTGCCAAGTGAGCAGGTAGCTGAGATTGAAAGTCTGAAAGATGCAGACGAGAACCTCTGGAAAGTTTTCGGGTTGGGGGAGAGAGGTAAGTCATCAGAGATTATCTACACCCATTGGAGGCAAGGTCAGTTCCCGGATGAATGCGAAACGGTTTATGGCTTAGACTTTGGCTACTCAGTACCAACTGCTTTAGTCAAGGTGGGGTTTCACGAGAAACAAACCTTTGTTAAGGAAATGCTTTACGAAACCAAGCTAACTACCACCGATTTAATAGAAAGGCTAAAGGTACTAAACATTAAGAGGTCCGATGAGATTTACTGTGATGCTGCCGAGCCTAAGACTATTGAGGAACTGGTCAGAGCTGGGTACAATGCAAAGCCAGCCGAGAAGGATGTCTATGCAGGCATCCAAAAGGTCAAGAGCCAGCCTTTAATCGTTACCCCTGACAGCACGAACCTGATTAAAGAGATTAGGTCCTACAAGTGGAAAGTCGATAAAGATGGCAAGGTTCATGCAGACGAGCAGCCAGTCAAGATGTGGGATCACTTATGCGATTCGATGCGGTATGCAATTTACACGAAACTAAACAAGCCCCGATTTGAGGTGATGGCTTGGTAAAATAAAGAAAGTGGGTAGAATAAAAGATGCGTGGGATGCACTAACAAAGAAAGCGGTGCCGATGATGCCGATAGGGCAGCCTTTTGCTTCCTATCAGGTAACTGGGGGCACTTTTGTTGGTATCAGCGATAACAGAACTAACTACATAAGAGACGGTTATCAGGTTAATGATATCCTTTACTCTACAATAACTCTGATTACAGACAAGGTAAAGCTGCCCGATTGGACCACCTACAAGGTTGTCGATGAGGCTGCCTTCAAGTCGTATCAGGGATTAATGAGAAAAAAAGACATTTCCACCGAGGACTTTCAAAAGGCAATGGGCTATAAGAAGAAAGCCTTAGAGCCTATTTATGTTGATAGACTGACTGAGCTTTTACGATACCCTAACGATTACGAAACATTCCAAGACCTAGTAGCTAACTCTACTGGATATAAGCTGATAACTGGTGGCCGCTGTATCTGGGCTCAGATGCTAGACATGGGAGCCAATCAAGGCAAGCCCTATCAGTTACATAACCTACCTTACCAAGAGGTAAATATTATTGCCTCTACTAATATGTTTCCCATCGTTGAGGAGGGGTACATGATTCCGGTCCTTTCAAATGCGTTATTCCCTAAAAGCCAAGTCTTACACGATAAGTACCAAAACTACGACTGGGATATCAATGGGGCTCACCTTTACGGAATGAGCCCTCTTAAAGCTGCTTTGCGTAGGTTAAGTAGGTCTAACTCTGCTATCAAGGCTAGTGCTGCCATGCTCGAAAATCAAGGGGTAAAGGGTGTCCTTTATGTCGATGACCCTAGAGTTATCAATGGTGGTGTAGATGTGGCCGATACAAGAAAGCAAGTAGAGGCTATTAAGAGTAAACTCGTAGGCAAAGGCGAATGGGTTGGATCAGAGAACTGGGGCCGCATTGGTGTCTCTGGTTACAAGATGGGATGGCAATCTGTTGGGCTTAACCCAGTAGAGCTATCTATCATTGACTCTGAAAAGTGGGACCTAAAGCGATTCAGCTCTGTTTATGGCGTGCCTAGCCAGTTGGTGGGTGATTCTGAGTCTAGCACATATAACAACGTCAGAGAGGCTGAAAAGGCCCTTACAACGCGTTGTGCGATGCCTCAGTTGGTATCGTTCCGCAACCACTTCAACAGAAAGCTACAAACAGACTGGGGCTACAAAGGCCAGAATGTTTATATTGACTTTGACCATACTGTATTTACAGAATTGCAAGAGGATGTAGTCGAAAAGTCAGGATGGATTAAAGACCTCAAAGCCCTTAGCCCTAACGAGCAAAGGATGCTGTTGGGATTAGAAAGAATTGAGAACCCCATTTTTGATGAGCCTTGGATAACTACGCAAGATGGTATGCCATTTAGCGAGTACGAAGCTCCAAACATGGACCTGAGCGACATCAACGAGGAAGAAAACGAGGAAAACGACTCAGAGGATGAGCTCGATAATGAGTGAGGTTTACAGAACTTATCCTATAACCAAAAAGGAGAAGTGCTGCGCCTTACTAAAAGCTAAAATGGAGGCTAAGCGATTGGCCTTAAAAAATAGGTTAATGAATGACAGACAAGGAGAGAACAGAGTATGCGAAGCAGTTTGCGAACACGAATCGCAAATTCGGCAAGACTCACTATCCTAAAGTCAAAAGGCAACTAGATAAGGTTGTCAGCTCTTTGATAGGTACAATTAAGAAACGAGGTCCCAGACAGGCTTTGGTGGACTTACGGACAATGCTCTGGAATGATGAGCTCTATAAACCAATTGAGGCTATTTACAAGTCAGTTGGGGTGTACTGGGCTAACCAGACCTACAAGTTAATCCGGAGAGAAGCTGGGCAAAAGGGGATAGGCAGATCAGAGGAGTGGGCTAAATTCGTAATGGATGAGCTCGAAAGGACCCTACTGCAATATGCCGTAGTTAAGACCTCGGAAACACTTAGGAATCATTTAATCCTAGTATTGCAATCTGCAATCTCTAAGGAGCTTACGGTCGATGAGATTGTAAAACTGTTTCAAGAGTCCGGCTTTACCGCTATGCAAGCGGAGCGAATAATTAGAACAGAGGTTGGCAGGGCTGCGAATACTGGGGTAAAAGCATCGGCTGAGTCCTTTAACTATGAAATGGTCAAAGAATGGATTGCCTTTAGAGACACTAGGACCAGAGGATTTAGACCCGAGCAACCTAAAGACCATTATCACATGGATGGACAAGTGGTGGACTTTTATGACAACTTTGTAGACCCGAGAAGTGGCGAGAACATTGAGTATCCGCTTGCTCCAGGTGGTTCGGCAGGGATGGTCATAAATTGCAGATGCAGTTGGATTGTTGTACCTAAAAGAGATAGCAGAGGAAGATTAATAAACAGGGGAGGAGCTTGATCGGCTACGGCCAATACTGCGGAATCATGAAATAATAACCAGGGTCAACCCTCCCAAAATATTGTATATGAAAAGATACTTTGAACAAAAAACACTTAGCAACTCGGTGCAGGATGTCTCTACGACAACCCGCAAGGTAAAGGTTGCTATCAGCCAGATGGGGTCTAAAGACTTTGACAACGATGTCATTGACTTTAATGCCTATAACAAGACACTGGCAGAAAGAGGTCCTAAAGGGGCTAACCTTATTTGGCATCTGACAGACCACAACCCAAGCCTAAAATCGGCTATCGGTAAGTTCTCTGAGCTGTATGTAGAAAAGGACTATCTGGTTGGAATAACCGATGTGCCCAACACTACATGGGGCAACGATGTACTGGAGTTCTACAAGTCTGGGCATATTAACCAGCATTCAGTAGGCTTTAGAACAATCAAGCAAGAGAACCAGAAAAGCCAAGAGGGTGAGTACAACCTTATCAAAGAGATTCTACTTTTTGAGGGTTCGGCTGTCCTTTGGGGTGCCAACATGAATACCCCTACTTTAGAGGTGGGTAAGTCATTAACTAGTCAAGATGTCCTTGACAACCATGCCAAACTTAGCAAAGAGCTTAGCATGCTCTTAAAGTCATTGAAAGATGGCCGCTTCTCTGATGATGCTTTCGAGTTTATCGAGATCAGAGTAGCACAAATTAACGAGGCAATAAAATCACTTATATCAATAGATACCACTCCTAAAGAGGAGCAACCCGCTGTGGCAGTTGCAGAGACTAAGGAGCCGGAGGTAGATTTGAGTGGATTGAAGCATAACTTAAACAATTTATTAACTAAATTAAATTCCTAACAATGGAAGAATTGAAAAACATCGAGACTG